CAGGTGGACAAGCATTTGTCACCCCGTATGATACTCCTGCAACCCGTAAGAATCCTGGTCTGACTGCTATGAGACAAGCAGAGGCAAAGAGAAAAGGTTTTGCTGAGGGTGGAGAAGTAAAAGAATCGTTGAATCTAACTGAAGATCAGTTCAGAAATCTTGCATTTGGTGTGAGTGGTGAAGCACAACGGGGCACTGATGATGAGTTTGGTGTTGCAGCAGCAATCTTGAATAGAGTTGCAGATCCTAGGTATCCTAATAGTATCATGCAAGTTCTCTCTGCTCCCAATCAGTTTGAAGCATATCATAAAGGTACGATGAGATATGATGAACGCTTACAAGACAGACTCTCATCTCAAAGTGGACAAGAAGCAATCATTAAAGCACTAAGAGAACTTAAAGGTAGAACTGACTTTAAGGGAACTGCCATGTACAAATACATGGGTGCAGATGATATTAAGTTCTCTAGAAGAGGAAACTTCTATCACTATCCAGAACAGAAAACAAAATCCGATCCTCCTCCAGATACTATTCCAACTCATTACCTAAGATTCATTCAGAATCAAGAGGCATCAGAAGATCAGCAAAGAGGAGAATCAAGTGAACGTAAGGGTCCCATGGGTGTAATGGGCAAATTACAAGGGGCACTCTCTGGTGTTACTAACATGCTTAGTAACATTTTCTTGGGAGGTCCTGCTTCTGCTGCAGAAAATCCAGGTGTCGTAGATCCTCCTCCAAAAAAATTAGAATCAGAAGCAAACAATAAAGAAGGTGCGAATGCTAGTGCAGGTCCCGAATCTGGTAGTTTAGGAGAGAAAGTATTCCCACTTCCTAAAGGTAGATTCCAAGCAACAGCAAGACAGGTGTTTGGCGCACCAAGAGGAGGAAGAAGTCATGCAGGTGTAGACTTAACTGAAGCACCTCCTTGGGGATCAGATCCAAAGATTCCTGTTGTTGCTGCTATTGCAGGATCAGTGTTAGCGGAAAGATATAAAGCAGGTCAAACATACTACTCAGGTATGATGATCAGAGGTGAAGATGGTCATGATCAAAGATACTTGCACATGGAACCTAGCGTCAAACCTGGGCAGCAAGTCAATGCAGGTGATCAGATTGGTAGACTTTACGATGATAGAGACAACAGTCACCTACACTTTGAGGTATACAAAAACGGTAAGGGTGGACCTCTAAATCCATCTCTCATCTATCCTAGTCTGTTCAAAGCAGGATCTACAGGTGGAGGACAGATGACTAATCCTACTGCCTTCAGTGGTGCTGCTGTAACAAGTCCTGGACAGAACAAACCTCCTCAAGCTGCCATTCAATCGATGGGTGATATGCAGAGAGATACAGATACAACCTTCTCTGGTCAAGATGGTATTATCAGTCAGTTCTCTGCTGAAAAGACAAGAGTAGCAGAGTTACAAAAGGCAACCGATGATAGAGATAAAGAAAGAGAAAACTTCAAAACAGGAGTAGAGAATGCATTAATGCAAGCATCGCAACAGGTTCAACAATCTAACCAACAGAGTGCTGCTGCTATTCAGCAGTCACAGCAAGGTGTTGCTCAAGCATCCAATAGCGGTGGTGGAGATAAACCTGTAATCAGTGGTGGTCTGCCTGGAATTGGTAATGTGAACATCAATGGTGTTCTGAAAACTACAGCATACGCACTGAACTCTAACAATAACTTTATGCGAGGTATTCTTAGATGAGCATTCTTAGGTCTAATGCAGGAGATTGCAGTGTATCTCTGGTGCTTGAAAGAGATGGAGAGGTAATCCAAGCAAAAGATGGAGGAAAAAACTTAGTAGGTTTCCTGAGAGGTTGGGAGATCTATGAAAGTATTGAGTCTGGAACTATCGAAGCAACGTTTATCTTTGAAGACTCTGCAGGTATCTCTAACATTTTTACTGGATCGGAACTGATTAAGTTCGAGGTCAGAGGAACTGTTGCCACTAGAAAATATAATTTTAGAGGATATAATATCAGTAACAGATCAAGAACTGGTCAAACAACTGATGTCTTTATGATTCAAGCATGTTCCGATGAGTTCGTTAAGAATGAAGTAACAAATGTGTTTGGTAACTCGGAAGTTGTTTTTAAGAAGACTGGACTCGAATCATCTGAGATTGTAAAAGAAGTAGTCAAGAATACTAAGTTCTTAGGAAGCGATAAGAAAGTATTTGCAGAGGAAACTCTAAACAAACATAAGTTTGTAGCACCAAACTGGAGAGTAATGGATGCGATCTATTGGATTGCACAGAGATCCGTGCGAAAGAAAAAGACGGGTGGTGGATTCCAGAACGGGTTTACATTTTTTGAGAATGCGATGGGTTATCATTTCAAATCTATCGATGGAATGATTGAAGATATTAATGAGCAAGATGAAGAAACTGAAACTAATACTACTACTGGTAAGGCAAGGTTATACAAGTATGTTTACTCTGCTAAAAAAGTTGATAGTGGTGCAGGTGATCAGTTTAAAATTGATAGTGTATCCTTCCCAGAAGAAAGAAACTTTTTGATGGGTTTAAGACATGGTGCTTGGTCAGGTTATAGTGTTGGATTTGATCCTGTCACAGTTAATCAATCTAGATGGGGTGGAGAGAGTTCAGACCTATCAGCAGACATGTACAAGTATAAAGTTTCTGAAGCATGGAAGAGCATGTCACACTTGGGTGGTAAGAACTCAGTAAACCCTATGTCACGACTTGATGACGAGTTCATGAACCTTGTTGACAACCCTAAGAGAGTACGTTACACTATACTTCCAAACCAAATTTTCGATAAGAAATGGTATAACTATATCCCTGGTTTGGTCAAAGATTCGCAGAAAAACTATGAAGCACTCGTAGAGTTGCAAGCATATCAATGGATGCGAATGGAAACGATGAAAAACACTAGATTGCAAGTAGTCGTCCCAGGAAACCTAGATCTATATGGGGGTTACGGAATTCACATCACGTTACCTTCTACCGAAAAATCTCAGGACAAAATCAAAGTGGACAAAAGGTTTAGCGGTCGTTACATGATCGTTACAATCGCACATAAAGGCACTCCTGATAACTTTTCGTCAGAGATGTTACTGATGAAAGATGGTGTAATACCCTAAATAGTTCTGTATCAATACGGTACTAAAATGAAAACACTAGAAGAACACATCCAAAAGGACAAAGAAATCCTAGACAATCCAATGATTTCTCCTGCAGCACGCAGACATTACAGCGAAGAGTTGCACGAGTTAGAAGTATACGCTCACAATCACCGCGCAGAGATTGCAGCAGGTGATCACCATGATCCTAACTTCTTAGAATTATTTTGTGAGGTAAACCCAAGTGAACCAGAATGTCGCATGTACGACGATTGATAGGTATCTTTTAGGACTTTGGAATAACATAGCGCAAGCACAAGCGTCACCCCATGCCTACGCATCCATTTTTATGCATTGGCAGGAGATAGAGGGGGGTTTTCAGTCTCAAAATTACTACAGAACGGACGGACCCTCCAATCCGTATCGAAAAAGATTTCATAAGAAAGTTAATATATCTGATACTCAAGTACTAATCGAAAACTACGATTTAGATTGGACAAAATCTGAAGAGTGTGGTATGATGTTTACCTTTGATGGTAACGCATGGCACGGTTCTGTTGTCGGCAACTGTGTCGTCAACGGAGTTGAGATCAAATCAAAGATGTCACTCTTCGGAGACAAACTACATAGTTGTGACCAAGGTTACGTCGATGGACGTATGATCTGGGGTAGCAAAGAAACATATAAGTTTGTCAAAACCAAAAACGCCTTTTAGTTTCAAAAAAGGGGCAAAAAAAATCCCGCCAAAATTTTGACTTCTAGGGTTTTTCCATAAATAATCAAAAATCTGCAGATAGATGCAAACAGTTGAAGGTATTTTAAATGAACCTCAGGTAAACTTTGTCGGTAAAGACGGATTTTTCTGGTGGGTTGGTGAAGTTGAAGATAACGAAGATCCGATGGAACTTGGTCGGTGTAAAGTTCGTGTGCTTGGTTATTACACTAACGTAAGAGGAGGTACAGTTGCTGACCTACCTACTGATAACTTACCATGGGCAACAGTATTACAACACGCATGTCAAGCAGGTAACGATGGACAAGGTGAAAGTGCAGGACAACTGCAGCCTGGTGCCATTGTTATGGGATTCTTCATGGATGGAGAATCTGCTCAAATGCCGATTGTTATCGGTGTTTTACGCATTCAGAAAGGAAAGAGTAAAAAACATAACTTCACCCTTACAGGTGAAAACATGGAGGATGGAAGTCCAGGCACAGTGAATCCTGCACTTAGAAGAACTGCAGATCCTAATAGTATTGATATTAATAATAAAGAAAATGCTTCTGGATCAAATGCTGTCAAACTCCCTGGAAGTGAGGTATCTCCAGAACCTGCAGGTCCAGGATCACCTAATAATGTAGGTGTACACCTCCCAGGAAGTGCAGGTAACACTGCAAAACCAAGATCTCCTAGTAAACCAATCGCTACTGCTAATGGTGTAGGTGGTCCATGGAAGTCTGTGGAATCTAAGTTAAACTATCTTATTGAAGACGTTGCAGATACTGCAGGTACACTTGTTGCAACAGAAGATGGTAACTTTATTGACATTGTATCTGGTAAAGTTGTAACTATTGAAAAACTTACAGCAAAACTACAAAACTTCCTAGGTGCTATCTTCTCTCAAATCGTCTCTGCAATTAGAGAAGCAACATCACAACTTGCTGAAAAAGTTGGTGGTGCACTGGATTTTAGTAAATTAGCACCAGGGGTTCCGTTTGCACAAATGGAAGTTATTACACAGGCAGTGACTCAGATTTTGTCATCTCTCTGTATTTTTGATAGTGAAATCACTAACTTTATTCAAGACCCTGTTTCCGCTATTCAGAGTGGTATTGAAAGTTTACTTAGCGGTGCTATCAGCAAAGCACAAATGGTAGTACAGGGTGTTCAAGATACTATTGATAGTATTGTTTGCTCTGTACAGAAAGTTCTTGATCAACTTAAGAGTGTTATCAACACAGTAAAATCAGCAACTAGTGCGGTTGCAGGTGTTGATGAGATCATCAGCAGTTGGGAAAAAGGAACTGGCATCTTTGATGGTGGATCTGACATGTTCCAAAATGGACTTTCTGGTCTTGCAGGTTTACTTGCTCTGTTTGTTAAGTTTATTGGTGGTGGTTGTGATAGAAAACCTGATGGTGGTAAAGATAATCATGGATACTTCCCACTATTCGGTGTTACAAACTGTAGTGATGAAGAACTAGAAGCAATCAACAAAATTCGAGGCAGTAATAGAGGAAGTTGTAACTCAAGTGGTGGAGGATCAGAAGCAGCAAACGGTGTTTTAGATCAAATCTTCACAAAAGCAGATCCATATTTACAAGTAGCAAAAACATTTGTTGATGGTGGATATGATCATCATGTAGGAACCCCAGGTCGTCAGGCACACGTTGTCAAAGAACCTAGTGGAACGACTCACTCTTCTTATAATATTAATAACAATACTTTTGCAGAGTGGACTTATAAAAAACAAGTAAAATCCCAAAATCCCGATATTTCTGACGAAGAACTGGCGAAAAAAACAGAAGAATATAAAAAAGCAAACAGGGGCGGTAGTAAAGATGACACAGGTAACTTAGTTGCTGATCACTCTGCATACGCAGGTAATCACACTGTAGATGTTATGGGTGATGACTGTGCTACTGTTGATGGTGATAAGGTGGTAAACGTTGAAGGTGACTATCGTTTGAAAGTTACTGGTGATTGCCACATTGAAGTTGGTGGTGGATTCTTCTTTGCTGCTGAAGGTGCACCTAAGACAGTAGATAGAAACGGTAAGAAGAAGAGTGAGAAGATTCAGAAGCACCAAATTACATTTGCATCTGATGTAGATATCAAAACTGCAGGTGCTAAGATGGAATTACAGGCAGCAGAATTTGGATTCGGTGCACCAAACATGAAGTTTACTGGATCTACTTTTGAAAACTCATACAAAGTTCAGAAGATGACTGGTAATGAGATTATTGCTACAGGTAATAGTGTTATCAATATCTTAACTCCTGTCTTGAATCAAATGATCAATACAGAAGCAACATCTATGGTTGCTGCACCAGGAATCTATACTCTTTGCCATGGTAATATTACAACTACACAAAACCCATCCAAGACTATTCCTTACCCATACAATAAATTGTTGAATCCTACTGGTCCTGTATCAATGACTTGTGGTCTAACAGGATATAATCAACAAGTTCTAGAGGGTGCACACAATGTGAACGTGGTCAAAGGAGTTATCAATATGACTGCTCTGAAGGGTGCTGTAAGCGTCACTGCTACTAAGGGTGCCATGTCACTGACAGCAGGTGGAGTCATGAAACTGACTGCTAAGACTATCTTCTTGAATTAATTTATGGATAAAGAAACCTTGACTAAAATGCTCATTCAAAATGAGGATGATTATCATGAACTTCCGATGTATGGATTGATTCCCGATTGGTATCTTCGTTATTGGGAACTACACGTTGCAGTGTATAAGTATTTGGGTATCCCCGAAGAAGATTATTGGGGACCTTGACAGGCACAGGGTGGTCTGCTATACTACATAGGTACAGGAGATTTATGAACAACACCTACCTACAACACGTCTTTATTGACTTTTCTAAGCGATCTGTAAAACTCTTGGACAACGAGGGGCACGATCGTGTAGTCGATTGGATGTGGAACAAAGAAGGTGCTGAAGGTTTCGTTGAAGTCGTCAGTGCTATTCAAGATGAACTTGACCCAGACATGATCACTTATTGTTTTGCAGAAGTATGATTGGACCTATTGGAATTACTCTGCGACAAGCAGAGGATCATTTTGACTTTATTTTGGATCTGTGTGATCAACAACATGTGTGTTGGAAAGTCACCCGTCCTGACGGGAAGTCTGCTATGCTAGTTCCTGTCAATGAAGTTCCACCTGTTCCAGAAGAGATTCAAAATCAGGTAGAAGAGTTTAAAAAATCATTTATGGAGGCACAGAGTGAATAACATAGGATTGGAAATCGTATTCTGGACAGTTCTGGGAGTATACATTCTTGCAAAGTTGGGAGTGTTTAAGAAATGAACTGTTGGTCATGCGGATTTCCAAATCTTATTTGGGGTGGAGATAATGATACCCCAGAGGGTTATGAATATGAGATTGAAACCAATCTAAGTTGCCCTCGATGTGACGCATTTGTACTTGTTTATCATCAACTAAGAATCGCTGATAAGAAATGAGACCTGAGACTAGACATGCAATGGAAATGTTATTTCATGCTAAATGGAACTTGCCAAAAGCAGCAAAACATTGTAAACTGACCAATAAGGAGATGAAAATCACCTTCAACGAATACTGTATGTTTCACCACCCTACATATGAAACTCCGTAATGTAATTCTTTCTGGACTGATGTTTGGAATGGCGCATGGTATGGCACCAGTGATGGCAGATCCTATTAAAAATGAGGACTACTATAGTAATCATTCCATGGGATGTATGCTTCTTAAAGAATGTACTGATGATGTTGAGAGGATTAACTCATCTCTCGATCTTAAGAATGCATTTCCAATGTCTCATTGGGATGTGGTGAAAGATGAGTTTGATTACATGATGATTGCTCTCAAGAAGATTGGTGTGGAAGTTTACCTTGCTGATGAAAAGTATTTCCCAGTTGGACATCGTGGTGTCTATCATACTGTGAGTAACAACTTCTTTTTGAACAGAACATTTGTGCGTCGTCCTCATGTTCTGATGAGTGTAATGCGTCATGAAGGATGGCACGCTGCTCAAGATTGTATGGCAGGTACTATCGAGAATAACATGATTGCTATTATCAAACCAGAGGAAGATGTTCCTCAGATCTGGCAAGATATGGCAAAGAGTGCATACAAAGATATGCCTCACGCTATTCCTTGGGAAAAAGAAGCAACTTGGGCAGGAAAAACTGGAGGTATGACTCAGAGAGCACTTGAGTCTTGTGCTCGTGGTACAATGTGGTCTGATTATGAACCTACTCCTTTGACTCGTCAATGGTTAGAAGAAAATGGGTACATCAAATGACTAAACAGGAGTCTAATTTCAATAACATACTGAAAAGATATGTTCACAGAAAAAACGTTCTTCGATTCAAACGTCAACATTTATTGAGAGATAGAGTTTTTATGAGGGAATTGCGTACTATCACTAAAAGTAAAACCCCTGATGAACAGTGTTCATTTCTTCTTCAAAAACTCAGGGATTTTAACAAAATAATTTTTGTCGATTATGAGGGAACCTACGAACTGGTTACAAACTTATGAAACTACCAAACTGGCAGCACCATTCAAAGAAGGAGCAAAAGAGGCATCTTAAACCTCAGGCACTTCGTGCTGCCAAGAAAAGGTTGCAAGCATTGAAGAAAAAACTGGGAGTGTGGCGGAATCGGTAGACGCACCAGACTTAAAATCTGTTGACCTTGAGTCGTGGGGGTTCAAGTCCCCCCACTCCTACTAAATAATCAAAATGCTGACACCTATGGGAATCTATGATATAATATACTCACAGTTTGACCTCGGTCCAGGATTCTGGAATCGAGAGTTACGAACTCAGGATCTTGAGGGATTCATGAGTCAATATTACATCGACCCAAAAGGTAAACTCTGGAATATTGATTATTCTGGAACCTATGTCTTTGAAGATGCTGATTGTATTAAAGTTGCAAAAAGCACCAATCATGGAAAGGTAGCACCTTATCTACTATCTAAACAGTTAGAACTCTATCCTGCAAAATGGGGAGTTCACTACGCACCAACCCCTCGGTGCATGGTTACATTTGAAGAGGGGGTTGTAGTTGAATCTTATTATTCTTAATGGCATACCTAGTTCATCCTCTACCACCTAGAAAAGTCTGGGTGAAGAAAGAATATCTTTATGATCTTGAAAAGGGACATGGAGAACTTACCCCAGGAATCTGGATCTCTGTTCGTTCTATTCAAGCAAAAGCATTATATTTTGAGACATTGCTTACTGATTATGGTGCACTCTTCGATAAGTTGCCACTCAGTGCATTTGTATGGAAAGAGGATATTGACTGGGATGACCAGTTACCCCTTGATGTATTAGAACTCTGGGATTGTTTTGACTATAATATTACTGTGGTAGAAAAACCTATCCTAGGTAGATGTTCTTTCTATGGTAAAGACAAGAAAATGCACCCAGGTGAGTATGAGTTTACGATTGATACTGCACATCCTGACTTCTCTGTATTAGATACAAACTTCTCGGAGCATGATCCAGAGCATAAGACATTCAATGTCATTGCACTAG